CTGGGCAAAACTCACTAACATCAGTGCTTAAAAGTCCTTCAGTTTGGACCGGCAAAGATGGCATAAATCAAGTAGAAAATTTGTTAACAAACACTGCGGCACAAAATAAGATTCAACAAGGTCTCATGACCACTGGCGTAGCACAACTTACCACGCTTGGACTACCAACTGACAAGTTAAACCCACAACTGCTCAGTGGGGTGGCATTAAACGCAGCCAAGAGTGTTACAGATACATTGGCTTGGGCCAAGGGAGAATCTGGATTGCCTGCAAGTATTACTGACAGTTTTAACCAAGTGGCCAAAGACGGGGCATTTGCAGTTAATCTAGTTGATGAAAAGATTGGCAACGAAACATTGAATATCAAAGCAATAACTGGATCAACAAACACCATTGATAGAGCCACACTAAATGCCGCCCTAGGACGAGTTGTTGGTAACGAAAAAATACCAAAACTAAGTTACAGTGGCGGAGTGTTTGACGAAGCGGCAACGCTGGCACTAAAAACAATTAGTCAGAACGTTGCAATCGTTGAATCCAAAGCCAATAACATTTTTAGTGAGGATCTAATATCTACTACAGTGGATTCTAGAGAAGCTAGGATAACTGCACTAAAGAGTGAAGCAACTGCGGCCTTGGCCGGCCTACAAGCACTAAGATCCACCAGCACATCTCCAGCATTCCTTACCAAAATTGATCTGGTCATAGTGAATGTTGAGTTATTGATAGAACTATTGGACAAAGACATAACAAATATTCAGCGGTTCAAAGCTGACTTACAAAGCATATAAATATTAACATGACTACATTCATTGGGTTTAATACTATCAATCAGTACAAAAAGTTTACCCTGACAGATTTTGAACTGATCAAGCGTGACCTGCTGAATGCGTTTAACATACGTCAAGGACAACTGCCTGGCCGTCCTGGATACGGCACAGTGCTATGGGACTATGTGTTTGAACCACAAACAACTCAAACACAAAATTCAATCAACGCTGAAGTACAACGTGTAGCAGGCGGTGACCCTAGAATATTCATCAGTGATGTTCAGAGTTATCCGCAAGAAAACGGTATCTTGATTGAGATACAACTCACTGTAGTGCCCACACAAAATGCAGAAATACTCAGCATCTTTTTTGATCAACAACAGCGCAAAGCCTCCTACGTATAACTACGCCGTTTTTAGTAACCATAAATACTTTAGTGACAAAAAGGTTACAGAACAATGGCAACAACCACAAGACAGACGGCAATATTTGGTGTAGAAGATTGGAAGCAGATCTATCAAACGTATAGAGAAGCAGACTTCCAAAGCTACGATTTTGAAACTCTACGCAAGAGTTTTGTAGATTATCTACGCTTGTACTACCCAGAAACATTCAATGACTACATTGAATCAAGTGAATTTATTGCGCTCTTGGACATTATTGCGTTCATGGGGCAATCACTTGCATTCCGTACTGACTTAAACACTCGAGAAAACTACATGGACACAGCTGAACGTAGAGATTCAGTTGTGCGCCTTGCTAATTTGGTTAGCTACAGTCCCAAACGCAACACAGCCGCACAAGGCCTGTTGAAAGTATTCAATGTTACTACAACAGAAAACGTTGTGGACTACAACGGCATTAACTTGGCCAATGTTACTGTGGACTGGGCTGATCCTACAAATCCAGACTGGCAAGAACAATTTACTGCTATTATCAATGCAGCCATGGTGGACACACAACGTGTAGGTCGTCCAGGCAATCGTCAAACACTACTAGGTGTGCGTACTGACGAATACGCATTAAATTTGATTCGTGGCTTCTTGCCGGTGATCCCTTACACAGCCACAGTTGACGGAGTAAACATGCCATTTGAAGCAATTACTTCTACGTCAGTTGGCAGAGATTACTTGTATGAACCAAGTCCTGTGCCCAACGCACCATTTAATATTTTGTTTCGCAATGACCAGTTAGGCTTTGCCAGCGCCAACACAGGCTACTTCTTTGCATTCAAACAAGGTACATTGCAAAACACAGACTTTAATCTGGCCGAACGTATCAGCAATCGCACAGTTAACATCAACGTTGAAGGGGTCAACAACGAAGACCGTTGGTTATTTCAGTTGGACAATATTGGTAATATCAATCGTGAGTGGACCTATGTAGAAAGTGTATACACCGCAGCCGCAGAGCAACAAGTAGAACTGCGCCCAATTTATTCAACTACCAGTCGTGCTAATGATCAGATCACCTTGGTTTTTGGCGATGGAGTGTTTTCAGAGATTCCTGTGGGTATCTTCCGTTGTTACACTCGTGCAAGTAATGGATTGCAATACATTATAAATCCTGAAGAAATGCAAAACGTTGCATTGCCTATCAGTTACACTGATCGTAACGGCAACTTGCAAACTATCACATTCACCTGTGGCATTACACAACCTGTGAGCAATGCTCAGGCACGTGAAACCATTGATCAGATTAAACAACGTGCTCCTGCTCAGTACTACACACAGAATCGCATGGTCAATGGAGAAGACTATAATCTTTTCCCGTACACTGCTTACAACTCAATTATCAAAAGCAAAGCTCTGAACCGTAGCTCAATTGGTACAAGTCGATACCTTGATCTAGTTGACAATACTGGCAAGTACTCGTCTACCAACACATTTTCTAGCGATGGTGCGTTATGGGAACAAAATATTCTTCCTACTATTTTATTCAGCTGGATCAATCGCAACGAAATTGCAGACTTCATTACCAATCAGGCACAGCCTGCACTAGGCGAAGATACAATGAAGCAGTTTTATTACGCCAACTTTCCACGTATTGACACTGTCAATTCAGGTTCAACTGCTGACAGTACTTGGCAACAATCAACTACTTTGGCCAATGAAACCACAGGTTACTTTAAAAATGCCGTAGGCAATGCTATTCCTGTTGGATCAGACGCCGCAGGGGACTTCCGGTATGTACAAGTTGGCAGTCTGATTGAGTTTATTGCACCCACAATCAATGGTGTAGCATATTACTTTGATAAAAATAACAAACTTCAACCAGGTACACCAACCAAGCCAGATGAAAAAACTTCTATTTGGGCTGCCCCTCAAGCCATCATTGGCGATGGATACAATGGTGGACAAGGCAACTTGTTGAGCGGCGCTGGTCCTGTTACTATCAATAACTTTGTGCCCACAGGCGCAGTGGTCAATACTATTATTCCATTGTTTACTACAGACTTACCAGTAAGTCTTGAACAACAAATGGCAGAACAAATTGAGTTGTTTCGTGACTTTGGTCTAGGCTATGCCAACACTACTATTACCACGCCACAAGGTGCTACTATTCGTGCAGGCACCTGGTATCTTATTACCAGCACTAATCTTGCTGAAAATGCAACCTGGAGCCAAACTTATGCAGGAGACACAGCAGGCGGAAACGATGATGCCAGTTGGTTGGTACAGTTTGTGGTTGAAAATCAAAACTACACAGTAACCTTCCGTGGCCTGGCCTATTCTTTTGGTTCGGTGCTACAGACACGATTCTTCTTCTATGACAATCAGTTAATCTATGACAGCAGAACTGGCACCATTATCAAAGACTTTATCAATGTGTTGGCTATGAACTCACAACCTGCGTCATCTTCTCCATTGCAAGGCGATGTAGTAATGAACATTATCGGACAGCCTGTAGAGAGTGATGGCTATGTTGATGACTTTCAGGTGCTAGTCAGCTATCGAGACAGTGATAACGATGGCGTACCCGATGATCCAGATTTCTTTAACACTATTGTAGGCACTGTGCCTGCAACGCCCAGTGTAAACTCTCCATGGATTTTCTTGCAACAAACAGTGGACTTTGACAACTTGCAACGCTACTTGTTGGTGGAGCCTGGTGTGGTAAATGCTGACTATGCCACAATTGATGCCATTGAATTGGTCAAGACTGAGTGGACACCAGGACAGATATTTTATGCCTACAGCCAAGGCACATTCTGGTTGTTGAGTATCAACGTAAACAATGTTCGTACATTGGTTCAGCAATCAGGATGGATTGCTCGTAATGGTAGACAAGCATTGTATTTCCAGTATCGTCATAACTCACCGCTGACCAATCGTATTGATCCAGGTACCACAAACATTATTGACTTGTATGTGGTCACACAGAGTTATTACACAGCCTATCAAAACTGGATCCGTGACACAACAGGTACCGTGATTGAGCCAAGTGTGCCCACAATTGATGAACTGTCAACTGCCTATCAAGGACTCGATGACTACAAGATGATTTCAGATAACATTGTGTTAAACTCTGTAAACTTCAAGCCGTTGTTTGGTGCCAAGGCTGCACAACAACTACGAGCCACAATCAAAGTGATTCGTGCCCAAGGGTCAACCGCGTCGACCAGCGAGATCAAGAGTTCAGTAGTGGCAGAGATGAATAGTTATTTCAGCATAGACAAATGGAACTTTGGTGACACCTTCTACTTCTCTGAACTGGCAGCATACCTACACAGACAACTAGGCACAATCATCAGCTCTGTTGTGTTGGTACCACTAGACACACAAAAGAGTTTTGGAGACTTGTATGAGATTAGATCTGAACCCAACCAAATCTTTGTGAATGGAGCAGACATAACTAATATAGATGTGATTGAAGCCTTGACCAGCACCAATCTTAGAACAGCACCAGGCAGTGGAGTCATTTAATGGCAAAAGTACGAAGCGTAGATTTTTTACCTGAAATTTTTCAGACTGATGTAAACAAACAGTTCCTGGCGGCCACGCTGGATCAGTTGATACAAGAGCCTAAATTTAAAAAGACTCAAGGTTTTATTGGCCGCACTGTGGGTCCAGGTGTCAACCCTAATGAAAAATATGTTGTAGAGCCAACCAAGGTTCGTGCGGATTATCAGCTGGAAGCAGGTATCATTAGTCTTGAGCCTGACACAGACATCATCAAAGATGCAATCACTTATCCAGGTTTATTAGACAGTATTAGCTATCAAGGTGGTAATGCCACCAAACCTGATCGTCTGTTTGAAAGCGAATACTACACCTGGGATCCGTTTATTTCCTGGGACACATTTATTAACTTCAGTCAGTACTTTTGGTTGCCCTACGGTCCAGATGCAGTAGACGTTGCAGCCACAGGTGTTCCGGCCACAGACAATTTTATTGTTACTCGTGCTAATGGTGTGTACACATTCTCTGGACTGCAAGGAACCAATCCCACTGTTGACTTGGTTAGAGGCGGAAGTTATACATTTGATGTTGCACAAAACGCTAAAGAAACAGTAAACTACAGTGTTGGCAATGCTGGCAACAGTGCATTTGTCATTGACTTTGCAAATAATCCTACATTAACTTTGGCTCGTGGTAACACTTATGTGTTTACCATGAATCTCTCCGCGCCGTATCCCTTTTATATTAAATCTGCGCCCAGCACAGGATTGAATAACATATACAGTTTAGGGGTAAGCAACAATGGAGCAATCACAGGGCAGGTAATATTTGTTGTGCCACAAGATGCTCCAGATACACTATACTATTCTACCACAACACAGACCAACCTTAAAGGACAGATCAACATTGTAGATGGCACACCAGGCACAGGTCCAGGGTTCTGGATTCAAACAGCACCTGGTGTTAACGGAAAAGTTCCAACTACTCCAAACATCAGTAGCCGTGATGTGTTTGGTGTGACCAACAATGGTGAAGACCTTGGTACTGTTACATTTAATGTGCCAACTAAAACAGCACAAAGTTTTTACTACGGCCTACCGCTGATTTCTTACAACAACGGTGCTGTTGATTTGATTACTGATCTCAAGTTTGATCAAATCAACAACATCTCATTGGACAATTTTTTAAACACCTATGGCGGCATTGATGGTATTACTTCACTCAATGACCGTACTTTGGTATTTGAAAATCCCACAGTAGATCCTGAAGTTGGCGGCTGGTACAGAACCACATTTTTTGATCCCTTGGCACAAGGATCGGCTAACAATGGACAGCCAGGTAGTTACGACAGTTTGTTGTATGCACAACAAACAGAAGTACCAGTTGGCGAACGCTTTAGTATATGGCAGATTAGCTATGTGACCAACAATGGAATTACATACCTTCAACTGAATAGCATAGCTTCTATTGGAGAACTAGAAAAGTTCCAAATTTTATATGGAACAACTTATGCCAGCACATATTGGTTTAAAAATGATGCTGGTATATTCCGTCAAGTACCATTGTTGAGCGCACTGCAGGACACCTTGTACTACCAAGATGGAACGGACCCAGAAATCTTTGGACGTATCAGATTGATTGAACAAACACAAAGTTCAACATTGTACATTGACGAAATCTTAGGTAAGACCACTTACACAAGTCCTAACGGAGTTACGTTTACCAACGGACTCAAAGTTATATTTCGCGGAGATGTTGAGCCTGCAAGTTATATCAATACTGACTATTATGTCAGTGGCGTAGGTGTGGCAATTGAATTATTGCCTGTAGAAAATTTTATTACTCCTGAAACTTACGTTGTTAACAACAACGACAGTAGTCTTCCCACTCCGGAAGACTTGGACTACCTGACCATTGATCGTGCCAGCAAAGATCTAAATGCATGGACTCGCAGTAACCGATGGTTCCACATTGATGTTATCAATGCCACAGCAGAATACAACAACACTGACATTACAATTGACAATCAATACAGAGCCAAACGTCCTATTGTACAGTTCCGTCCAGGCGTGCGACTGTTTAACATGGGCACCGAAGGCAAACAACCAATTGACGTAATTGACTTTGAAGAAACCGATGCATTTAGCAATGTTGAAGGCACTACAAGTTACACCATTGATGGATATGCAGTAGTCAATGGCAGCCGAGTAATTTTTGCCGCTGACGAAGATGCCAACGTGCGTAACAAAATTTGGATAGTAAATTTTATTGTACCTGATGATACACCAGGTACTACCGCTGGAAATTTTGTTGTTGACAGACTGTATGTTATCACAGCGTTGGGCAACACTGATTGGAACTTGGTAGCCGGGACAGTATCTCAAACGTATGCTATTGGCGACACATTTGTAGCGCAAACTGTGGGATCTGGCACTGGAACAGCTAATTTTGTTCAACCAATTATCAACTTAACATTAGCTACTGACGGTGAAGTACTGGTAGATCAGTCAACAGTGTGTCTCAAAGGCAATACACTTGCAGGATTAACTTTTTGGTACGATGGTGTTGCTTGGATAGAATCACAACTCAAGACCAGTATTCAACAAGCACCGCTGTTTAATGTCTATGATGCTGACGGTATAAGTTTTGGAAATCGGGTAACATATCCATCAAGTACATTTGCAGGATCAAAGTTATTCAGCTACGCAGTTGGTGATACTACCATACTTGATCCTATACTACAGTTTCCTCTACAGTATTTGAACCTAAACAACGTAGGTGACATTGTTTTTGAAAACAATTTGTATAAAGATACATTTTTGTATGTTCAAGACAACGTTAGTGTCACTGATCCTATTAGTTCAGGGTTTGTTAGAGAATATGCCAGCAGAACATTATTTGATCGACTAATTGGCTGGACAGATGCGGCCACACAAACACAGATACGCCAGCAGTTTAAATTCACATACGATGGTTCGCCGTTAAAGTTAGATATCCAAGCACAAAGCCCTGGAATATTACCAGCGGTCAAAGTTTATGTAGGAAGCAAGTATCAAGATCCTGACACGTATACAGTAGCAACAACTGATACTACAACTACTATCACACTTGACGACACTTATGCCATAGGAGACATTGTTGAAGTACTAGCACTCAGCGACCAGACCAGTCAAGTGGCGTTTTACCAAGTGCCTATTAACTTGGAGAAAAACCCGCTCAACGGCAACAGCAACAGCTTTACCTTGGGTACTATTCGCACACACTACGAAAGTATCTGCGAAAACTTAACAACTTTAGTTGGTCCTATCAATGGTTCCAACAACACACGTGACCTTGGTGATATTGGTCCTTACGGCTTGATTATTTTGCAACAGAGTGCGCCATTAACCTTGGCAGGATATTTCAATCGTAGCAAAGACTACAATATTTTTGCCAGTCTGCAATACAACTCAAAAGAATATCAGAAGTTTAAAAACTTGCTGATGCAAGAAGTAACAAACTTGACCATACAGTACGATACCACAGTGGCAGACATTTTGGTTGACGCTATGACCAATATCACGTTGGGTAAAGTTGAATCAAACCCGTTCTATTGGTCAGACATGATTCCAACTGGCTCTGTGTACACACAGACCAACTACACTGTGAGCTTGATCACTACCAACGTATTTGATACCACACAAGTTTACAACTATACTTCTGCAAACTATCTTGGATTGAATGTGTTCAAGAACAATGTGTTGTTGACCCGCGGATTTGATTACACTGTGGCCACAGACGGACCTCGTATCACTGTGTTGACCACGTTAGCAGTTGGTGACATTATCAACATACAAGAGTATTCTGCTACCTATGGTAGTTTTGTGCCCAATACTCCCACCAAGGTGGGGTTGTATCCAGCATATCGTCCTGAGATTGTCACAGTAAGCACAACCACAGGTACAGCATTGGTAATTGTTGGACACGACGGTAGCCAAACTCCTGTATTTGGTGATGTACGAGATGATGTGTTGTTGGAGTTTGAAAAACGAATTTACAGCAATTTAAAACTTGACGGCAATCCTGTACCGTTGACCATGACTGATGTACTACCAGGTCAGTTCCGCAAAACAGGATACTCATTTGAAGAAATTTCAAACATTTTAAATCTTGACTTTTTAAGTTATGTAGGCTGGAACAAACTGGACTACACTACTCAAAACTACATTGTCAACAATGAATTTTCATGGAACTATTCTCAAGCACAGAACAAACTTACTACTAGTGAAACATTGTTAGGCGCCTGGCGCGGCATCAATCGATATTTCTACGACACAGAAGATCCTGCAAACACTCCCTGGGAGATGTTGGGATTGTCTATCAAGCCCACTTGGTGGAACACTGTGTATGGTCCTGGACCATACACCAGTGATAACCTGGTGTTGTGGGATGATCTTGAGCTAGGTCGTGTAGCTGACCCAGCAGGTGCTTACATACTGCCTGCATACGCCCGTCCAGGTTTAAGTGAAGTTATTCCTGTAGATTCTGAAGGCATATTATTAAGTCCATTGGATTCTGTGGTTGGTGATTACAGTGATAACATATTCCAGAAAAGTTGGACAGCCGGCGACGGAAACCCGGTAGAATCATCATGGCAAAACTCTAGTGCATATCCATTTGCAGTAATGCGTGTGTTGGCACTAACACGTCCAGCCAAGTTCTACAGCTTGTTTGCTGATCGTGATTTGTACAAATACAGTGAAGAATTTAACCAGTACCTATATAACAACCGTTATCGCCTAGATGCCAATGGTATACAAGTCTACGGCAATGGCACAAGCAAAGCTAGCTTTATTGACTGGATTGTTGACTACAATCGTCAAACTGGTATTGACAGTACCATGGCCTTGGAAGCAGACTTGGCCAGTATTGATGTTCGACTGTGCTACAGACTGGCCAGTTTTAGTGACAAACAGTACATTAAAATTTACACCGAAAAGTCAAGTCCTAACTCGGTTAATTCAACCTTGTTGATTCCCGACGAAAGCTACAATTTGTTACTGTACAAAAATCAGCCGTTTGATCGTGTGATCTACAGTAGTATTATTGTGCAAATAGTTGAAGGCGGCTACGCAGTATTTGGATATTCGAGCGCCCAACCATATTTTAATATTTTAGTCAGTCAATCTATTGGCCGACTACAGCCATACACTGTGGGAGATGTCACTGTGCGTGTGCCCACTGCATACACTACTACAGTAGCACAGGTTCCATATGGATATGTGTTTACCAATCAAACCAGCGTGTGTGACTTTTTGTTGAGCTACGGCCGCTTGTTAGAAGAACAAGGGTTAGAATTTACAGATCGCGCTAATGGATATACCTTGAACTGGTCGCAGATGGTAGTGGAATTCTTGTACTGGAGTCAACAAGGCTGGGACTCTAACTCACTAATCAATCTTAATCCGTTAGCTAGTGCATTGACCATTACAAAACCTGGCGCAGTAGTAGACAGTATTGCTACACAGACTAACGAAAATGTGTTGTTGGATCAAAACAAACGTGAACTACCCACACGCGACATCAACATCGTGCGTCTTGAAAACACGCTGACATTGCAACCGTTGACCAATCAAAGTTTGAGTTTTGCCGATTTACGATTTACAAACTTTGAGCATATGATTGTGTTGAATAACCAGTCAGTGTTTGGTGACTTGATCTATGAACCTATCACAGGCGCTCGGCAGAGTCGACTGAACTTTGTGGGCGTTACCACAACTGAATGGAATGGAACAGTTGATGCACAAGGATTTATTTTAAATCAAGACAATGTAGAAGAATGGTCTGGGTTGAAGAAGTATACTAAAGGTCAGATTGTCAAATACAAAGATCAATATTGGTCAGCCGCAGCAATTGTTGACCCTAGTATTAACTTTGATTTCAACAACTGGATCAAGAGTGACTACACACAAATTGAACTGGGGTTATTGCCAAACATTGCAAACAAAGCCAATCAGTTACAAAACTCCTACAGCATTAACACTGCTAACTTGGAAAGCGATAACGACTTATTGAGCTACGGATTGATTGGATTCCGTACACGTGAATACATGGCAGCGTTGAATCTTGATGATGTTAGCCAGGTAAATGTTTACTCACAGTTCTTGGGCTCAAAAGGTACAATCCTTTCAGCAGAGTTGTTGAGCAATGCCAATCTTGGTAAAGAATCTGCAGACTATCAAATCTATGAGAACTGGGCGGTGCAACGTGCAGTGTATGGTGCCAATGCCAATCGTAGTTTTGTTGAATTGAGATTGGATCGTGCATTGTTAAACGCCAATCCAAGCCTGGTTCAGGTGATCAACCCACAGCAACAAAGTCAAGCTGATCAACAAATTTTGTTGAGTAACGTGTGGCGACAGAGCTACAAGCTACCTTCGCCAGATTTCTTGCCCACAACACTGACTACAAACACCGATACTGCTTTGCCTTCGGCTGGTTATGTAAGTCTTGACGATGTAGACATTACCACATTTGATCTTGGCACTAATTCCACAATCTTGGCCAACATTGACGCAGTTCGTGTTGGTGCCACTGTATGGGTGGCCAAGGTCAACAACTATGACTGGGACATTTATCGTTGCGTGTCAGTGCCAGGCTATATTGATCACGTGTGTGACAACTTGGATGGCACATCTATTGTAAACTTTACCAAAGAGCACGGACTCAGTGTTGGTGACAGATTGATCATCAAACAGTTTGATGCTCGTGTGAATGGTGTTTATCGGGTGTTAACCGTGGCGGGTCTTAACCGAGTAACTATTGCATACAGTTTTGTAGGCAGCAATCAAACAGTAATCAACGGCATTGGTATTGGATTTACCTTACAAACTCAGCGTGTGGCGCAGGCCAGCGACATATTAGATCTGCCATACTCTACTGACATTCAACCTGGCGCTAAAGTCTGGGTAGACGATGACGGTACAGGGCATTGGGAAGTGCTAGAAAAACAAGATCAATTTTCTGCGGTTACAGAGCTAGCCCCAGCATTGCTTGATGCTACAGAGCAGTACGGACAAAGTGTTGCACAGGCCAACAATCGACTGGCAGCCTTGGTAGGCAGCCCACGTTACGGAAGTGGTGTCCCGAGCGATACCAACCCTGGTGGAGTGTATGTGTATGTTAAGAACTACTCAGATCAGTACGTTCCAGTGAGCCCACTAGGCGAAGGCGATGCTATTCTAACATTGAACGTTACGGGTGTTAGAGGTTACGGAAATGCGGTAGATTTTGGTTACCAAGACTGGGCGGTTGCAGGTGCTAGCAAAAGCCGCGGACCTGCTGACCAAGCTGATGTTGGATATGCTGCAGTTATCTATCGAGACCCTGATCTTGGAGAACCTGGCACTAACCCGTTTGCACAGTCACAACTGTTGATTTCTCCAGATAATACATCTCCAGGAGAATTTGGGTACAGTGTTGCCATCAGTCAAGATGAACGCTGGATGTACATTGGTGCCCCGGGTGTGAACAAAGTACATGCTTACGGCAGAGTTGACTGGCAAGATCAAATAATCAAAGTATTTGCCAATGGCACGTTAACTACATATGCCATCAACGACACTATTCAGATTGGCAACAAATACCAAGTAAAAGTCACACTGAACGGACAGTTACAAACAGTTGATGTTGACTACACAGTTAGTGTAGACGAGAGCTCAGTTACGTTTGCTACTGCTCCTGGTGTGGT